AGAGCCGTATCAGAGCCATCAGGACGTGGGTTGAAATTTAAAAAATAATAACCTAAAACAAAAAGAAAATGGCAGGATCATTATCGGTTGGAGGAGTAAATCTTCAACCATCATCAGAACAAGTGGAATTGTCCACAAACTACATCACTAACTTTAATTTCTTAGATCAGTATCTTCCTGATACTTACGAGAAAGAATTCGAGCGTTACGGAAACAGATCAGTAACTGGATTCATGAGACAAGTTGGTGCAGAATTACCGTCTACATCAGACCTTATCAAGTGGGCTGAACAAGGACGTTTACACACGAAGTATATTGACTGTACGACTACAGTGCTTTCTAGTGCTGATACAGCTACGTTTACAATAAACGATACACTAGATCCGGGTACTGGAAGTATTGCTGTAAGAGTGGGTCAGACTATTCATTTAAGTGTAAGAACTTTGGCTGGGTCAACAGCAACAACCAACAAGGCAATTGTTACAGCGGTTAACACTTCACTAGGGAGGATAGATGTTGCATTCTATGAGGCTGACGGTATGACCAATGACGATATTGGGAATACCTACGAAATGTTCATTTACGGTTCAGAGTTCAACAAAGGTACTAACGGAATGGTAGGCTCATTAGAGGCTGACGACTTAATCCTTGACAACAAGCCAATAATCATCAAAGACAAATATGAAGTTTCTGGATCAGATATGGCTCAAATCGGATGGGTAGAAGTTACTACTGAGAATGGAGCAACTGGTTACTTATGGTATTTGAAGTCTGAGCACGAGACTCGTTTGAGATTCGATGACTACTTGGAGACTTCAATGATCGAAGCTGTACCAGCGGAAGTTAGTTCAGGAGCTTTAGATACAGCAGGTGTTTATGGATCAGACGGTGTATTCTACTCTGTTAACGACAGAGGTAACGTATGGTCAGGTGGTTACCCAACTACTTTGTCTGACTGGGATACAATTGTAGCTCGATTAGACAAGCAAGGTGCTATCGAAGAGAATGCGTTATTCGTGAACAGAGCTTTCGGATTCGCTATCGATGACATGTTGGCTGACCAGTCTACAACTACTGGAGCTTCATTCGGTTTGTTTGACAACGACAAAGACATGGCCTTGAATTTAGGATTCTCAGGATTCCGTAGAGGTTACGATTTCTACAAGACTGACTGGAAATACTTGAATGACGAGTCAATGCGTGGAGGTTTGTCAGCAGGAATCGTTAGCGGATTGCTAGTACCAGCAGGTACAACTTCTGTATACGACCAAGTAATGGGTAAAAACGCAAAGCGTCCATTCTTACACGTTCGATACAGAGCTTCAAAAGCTGAAGACAGACGATACAAGACTTGGATCACTGGATCAGCAGGAGGAGCAGCTACAAGCGATCTTGATGCAATGGAAGTTAACTTCCTTTCTGAAAGATGTGTTTGTACTTTAGGAGCAAATAACTTCGTATTATTCGAAGGATAATATACCTAAAAACCAACAGGGGCTAGGGAGTGATCTCTAGCCCTTATTTTAAATCAAGTAAAATCAAAATAAAATGAATAGATCAAAGAGAAACAAACCAAAAGATTTAACGTTCGTAATGACTAGAAAGAATCCACCACTAAGTTGGATGGTAAATTCTAGAAACACTACAGCGAATCCTCTTCACTACTACGATGAAGAGAACAACGAGAACAGAGTCCTAAGGTATGCTAGCAATCAAAAGAGTTGTTTTGAAGACGAGCAAGACGGTACAGCCATTATAGAGCCAATCATTTTCAATGATGGTATGCTTCAGGTGCCAAAAACAAATCCAGCACTTCAACAGTTTTTACAGTTACACCCTAAGTTTGGGAAAGACTTCGTTATCCAAGATAAGGAGAAAGACGCTCAGGCTGAATACGAAGAACTAGAGAAGTCAAGTACAGCTACTGAGATGGCTAGAAAGTTAGATATCGATCAGAAGCTTATGATTGCCAGAGTACTTATGGGGTCTAACACTGACAAGATGACGTCTAGCGAAATTAAGAGAGACATCTTGGTGTACGCTAAAAACAACCCAGATGAGTTCTTACAAGCAATTGATGACTCAGACTTAGAGGTTATGGATATTGCTGCTCAAGTATTCCATAAAGGATTCTTGACTACACGAAGAAACGACACTGAGATTTGGTATAACCTAGATTCAAACAAAAACAAACTCATGAACATTCAATATGGTGAAAGCCCTGTTGAAAGGTTAGGTAAGTTTTTGAAGACAGACGAAGGTTTAGAAATCTTAGAGCTGTTAAAATCCAAGGTATCGGAAGGCTAACATGATAGTCATATAAACATTAAGTAGGGCGAAAAAACATTCGCCCTATTTTTTTTCTTATATTTGCTGTAAAACTACCTGATGATAAACTCAGTAAGAAATACGGTACTATCCATATTAAATAAGAATAACTACGGCTATATAAGCCCAGCAGACTTTAATCTGTTTGCTAAACAAGCTCAGATAGAAATATTCGAGAAATACTTCGACAGGTATAACAGGCAGATAACGAAGGAGAATGCCAGACGATCAGGAACAGGTTACGCTGACATTACAGGAGCACTGGGAGAGACTATAGAAAGATTTTCAAAGGCAGCAGCACTATTACCAAAGGTATCTGGAGAGGTGAGTCACTTCATGACTTTACCTGAAGACTACTACAATATTGATCGTATGAGTTATTACTCTAGCTTACTTTCTTCTGGAAGCATAACATCGGTTACAGCAGGGAGGCTAGTTGATTCAGGAGCAACGTTTACTTCAGATGGTATATCGAGTGGTGATGTAGTAGTCAGCCAAACTACAGGGGCGGTAGCCTTTGTTGTTAGAGTTGTGAGTGATACCGAGATTATACTTACGAAAGATATATTTGAACTAGCGTCTCCAGAGTACGCAGTATTCAGATCCACAGTACACAGAGAGTTGGATAAGGTCACACAGAGCAAGATAATGATGCTTAACAACTCTAACCTTACAGCTCCTACGGCTACTTTTCCAGTTTACGTAATGAGCGAATCAGAGTCAACTGGGTTTGGTGAAACAGTAGCTGTATATCCATCATCGATAACAGTTACTGGATCTGTAGTGATACAGTACACAAGATATCCAAAGACTCCTAAGTGGACGTATTCAGATGTTCCTTCAGCTACTGGGGAACCATTGTTTGACTCAACTCAACCAGACTATCAAGACTTTGAGTTACCAGAAGTTGATGAACATGTTTTAGTTCAAAAGATATTGCAATACGCAGGTATGTCAATCAGAGAAATTCAGATGACTGATATCTCTGCTAAATTAGAAGATAGAGAAACTAACCTAGAAAGATAAGATGGAAATATTAATGCTGATTAATGCTTTTTGTAATGTAGTTATATTTTTAAGTGTATCTGCATTTATAGTATTTGTATTTGGAAGATTAAATCTTACACAAAAATTTGGAATTGTTCAGAAATGGATAGTTAAATCAGGACTTGCTTTAGTAGCTGCAGGTTCTCTATTTAACTTTGTTACATTAAGTGAACCACCTTTTACAGAGATATTATTAAATATTGGATTAGCTATCTTATTTTTATGGGCTGCTGTATTTAATTATACACACTTTGTGAATAAGGATAATAAAAAGAAATAATAAAATTATTAACTATGGCAGCTAAGAAAAAAACATCAGGTAATAAGAAAGACTCAAGATTAACTAGAGCTGGAGTATCTGGTTACAATAAACCTAAGAGAACTCCTAGTCATCCAAAAAAGTCACATATTGTTGTAGCTAAAGTAGGTGATAAGATTAAAACTATACGTTTTGGAGAACAAGGTGCAAAAACTGCTGGTAAACCTAAAGCAGGTGAAAGTGATAAAATGAAAAAGAAAAGAGCATCATTTAAAGCTAGACATGCTAAAAATATTAAAAAAGGTAAAATGTCTGCAGCTTATTGGGCAAATAAAGTAAAATGGTAATATGGAAGCTAAAAAGAAAACAGTAAAAAAAGCAAACCTAAAACTAAATGCTTCTCTTGAGGAGAAGTATAGTAAAAACATAACCATAAACTCCACAACAGGAGAAACTAACCTAGAAAGATAAGATGGCTTATATATCAGCTTACGCATATTACGAGAATAGTGGTGCCGCACCAGAAGATGCAAATTGGGGATCATACCAGTATGTATCTCTTACAGATATTGTAAACAACTTCCAGTTAATGTATGCTGGAAATCATTCATTAATAAACAACGAACCAAGATATAAAATTCTCTTCCATGCGAAGAGAGCTATACAGGAATTAAACTACGATGCATTCAAGGAAATTAAGATACTTGAGCTAGACGTGTGTGACCAACTCAGGTTTGTACTTCCACCAGACTATGTGAACTGGGTAAGGATATCGCTTTATAAAGACGGGCTGTTAAGACCATTGACTGAAAACATCCAAACCAATTACAGTGACGCCTACCTTCAAGACAATGATTGCAAGATATTGTTTGACGAAGATGGCAATGTATTAAAGCCTGAGTACTCTCAAATAGATTTCGACAGGATTACTGGTCAGAAGAAAAGTATTTACCTAAATGAGAATTCTATTT